AAAAAAACGGACCTAATAAGAGGACCTATCTCCTTGTTTCGTGCCGGGACTTGCTGTAAATTTGGATTCGAGTACGAAAATCGTCCTGTTACGGTACCACCTTCATCACTTTTCATTTGATGTATATTCGCATGAATACGACCTTTATGTGAATGCCTTAATATTGTATCAATAAATGTGGTGCGTGCTTTAGTTGTTTCTCTCGCACTAACAATCATTTTAGCAACTGGATTCTTGTGTGTTAATAAAAAGTTTTTATCAAACTTTGGTTTCCCTGTCGGTGTGCGGTCATAAGGAATATTTAATTTATCGAACACTTTTTGTATACTTGCACCCGCAAAAATTTGAACATCAATTCCTGTTTCTTTTTTAATCTGCTGAAGTATTTTTTTCTCTTGTTTCTGTAAATCTTTTTTAATTTTTTCTGCTTTTTCTAAATTAACACGTACACCTTTCCATTTCATATCTATTAGACACGGTAGTAGTCTTGTTTCTAAATCAAAAATACTTGTTAACTCTTGCTTCGTTATTTCTACTTTAAAGTAATGCCATAAACGTAATGTCAAATCAGCATCTTGCTCCGCGTAATCACCAACAAACATTGGAGGAAGTTTCCACATTTCTCCTTTAGGATCAACACCCCATTCTTTTGCGGCTTCATATAATAAAGCTTGTGACTTTGTTTCATTTAAATATTCTTTTCCAACTGTATTTAAATCATATTTAAAACTATTTTCATTAATAAGAGGCGCGGCAATTAATGTATCAATGATCCGACCTTTAACTTCTAATCCCATTTGTCGTAACCAACCTACATCATAACTTGCGTTATGAAATATTTTGTCGCATGGTAAATCTAAAATCTTTTTTAGCTGTCTCTTAAATATATTTTCATCAAAATTTCCACCGCCTTCGTGGCGTAAAGGAAAATATCCTTTCCAACCATCAACAGCTATAGCAACTCCTGCCACAAATCCATTTCCTGTAGCCCAACCGGGTCCTATTGTTTTTAATTCGGGATCACTTGTTTCTAAATCAATTGCAATTTCATTTGCTTCAGATAAATTTGGTATATCTTCTGGAGGAATCCATTCACTCGGTTGTTGGAATAGAGGTATTTGTGTCATTTTATTCCTTTTTTTTGATCTTCTATTTCGCCGGCAATGGCCGCGTATCCCGCCATGTCCAAATAACAATCTTCCGTTTTTCTGTGCTTTAATCTTGCTACTTTAACAAGCAACATACAGATAGCCACATCATGAGGAGATATTTCAAAATCTAAATAAGCACTCCATAACTTGGAAATATTTTCATGGTTTTGATATTTATCGCCATAATCAAATTGTCGTTGCCCGGTGACAATTTTTGCCGCCTTGTCTAAATATTCTTTAGTTCTCATCTTTCTCCTGTTTCTGTTTCATAAATTGTAAATCTTGACGCAACAACTGCAAATCAATTTTTAAAATTTTTAAATACTGTTCCACGTTTTCACGCTTTAACTTTGGTAACTCATTCTTAATTTTTTGCACTTGCTTTAGACTTACATCCAATTGCTTTAGTGCTGTATCTATATCAAATGGCATTAAAAAGCCTCCGTAAATTCTCTATCTGATTGTGATCTCACAATGTTCAAAGTATTTCTTGCACGCGTCATTCCCACATAGAATACACGTCTTTCTTCATCTCGTTTTCGCCAATACTCCGCATCAGCTTTACGAGTTAAATCTGTTAATAACATAACATTGTCTGCTTCACCCCCTTTAGATCCGTGTATCGTTGATAGTTTGATCCGTGGTGCGCGTCTAATGTTTTCTTTACGACGTAAACACATACGTACATATGTTTTTTTATTGTCCTCAATATTTTCTAAAGCCTTAAACCAAGGCAAGTCTTTACTTACTTTTAATCCGTATTCCGATGTTAATGTATCAAAAGAAAATAACTTTTCTTTATCAACATTTTTCATCGCTTTATGTTCTTTTGCAACGCCCGTACCTGTTTTAATATAATTATAAAATGATTTAACTCTTTTTATATCGAGCATTTTTCCTTTGCGTATATCTTCCCACGCAAGAACAGCGTCTTGTACGCGTTTATTAATAGATACCCTGTCTCCTCGCGCAAAATAATAACCATAAATTTTTAATTCTTCTTCTAATTTATCTAAACGATATCCGTCTCTTGCAAGAATGAGCCATTGTCCTTCTTTCATTTTTTGTAATTGTTCGACCGGATAAATATTTACTTCACCTTTTTCATCGCGCGATGTCCATTCTTTATCCACTCTGTCTTTCACACGCTTAATAAGGTTATTAGCTTTTGCATGAATTAACTTTGATAGACGATATGATTTATTTAATATCGTTCGTGTTCCTTCCATATTCATTAAGTATTCTGGCCTTGCACCCGCCCAACGATAGATCGCTTGATCATCATCTCCGGCCACATAGACACGCTTTGCATTTGTTATAATACGCTCTACCATTTTCCATTGCAACCAACTAAGATCTTGTGCTTCATCAATAATAACCACATCAAAATTTGGCATAAGGTCATAATGTTTTTGATTAAAATCAACAATCATGTCTGTCATGTCATATTTATTTCTTGCCCGCTTGTACTTAATTAATGCTTCATCAATATATTTTAATTTTAATATACCGCCCGGCAAGTGTCCTGTGTTAGGATCATTAAAAAAGTTTTCTGTTGTAAGTCCTCTTATTTTTGCCCCGTCAATTACTTGCATAAATATGTCGTCTGGAAAACTCGTACCATATGTTTTTACACTCTGATTGGGATTACTTAATTTTATTTGTAATTTATTTGATAAAAAATTATAATCATTATCATTCATAATGTTGTCTTCTTTTAAATGTAATTCTCTGTACGCTAAACTATGCAGTGTACGAAAGTTCATAAAGTCTTTTGTATTATAATTTAATTGTGAAATAGCACGCGATAGTGCTTCATCAGCCGCTTGATTAGTAAAAGCAAGATATGCAATCTTATTAGGATTAACTTTATTTTCACGCAACTCTTTTTCTACAATGCGTAGTAAGTGAGTCGTCTTACCTGTTCCGGGTGGACCAAAAATAATATTTCTATGCATTAAAAAGGTGTATCCTCTCCCATGTCCGGTGTTTTATATTCTTCATTATTTTTCTTTATCCAAGGTACATACCAAAGATACGCTGGTTTACCCTTTACCCTGCGTCTTATATCTCCTCCACCTAACTTGTTTCTAATATGTGCATTCATTTCTGTTGTCGTCAGTTCTTTAAAATCATTTTTCTTTAGAAATTTCTGAAGCCATTCCGATTTAAAGTATGCAGTGCTTTTTTTAACTTTGCCTTCTGTTCCTTCATATTCTTTTTCTTCAAATAAAGCTTTCCCCATGTCTATTTCATCTATGTGTTCTGCTGATCCTTGATCTTCTAAGAAACGCTCTAATAAACTTTCAAATCGACCCGTCTTTGTAATCTCATGTGGCATTTTTATAACTTCAAAATCTTGTAATAATGCTTGTATACGACTATCCCAATCATTAGGTCTCATCATATTAGGCATTTCATTAATTTCATTTAAGCACGCTTTTCGGAATTTATGTTGATCATATAATTGATCAGTCGATAATTTTAATATTCGCCCATTAATATTTAAAAACCATGTTGACTCATCACTCTCATATTTTGTTAAATCACTCACTTGATGATCAAAAGAATTACCTACACCATATTGTTTTCCTCTACATACATTTAAGGAACATACGGTGCACATAGGTTGATCTTTACACTTATATTGATAATCTTTTTTCTCATGCTGTCTTATTGTTTTTAATACTTGCTGTGCCGGCAACGGTGTTTCCATATACTTGTGATTAAACTCTTCTATCTTTGCTGACCAATCATCCGGCCATTTCTTTTTTGCATAAACTGCGTATTGATACAAAGTATTATCTCTTCCCCCCGGCGGTATTCCTTGTGACATTAAAGTTGCTAGACAAGGTGGTCCATCATTTAGTTCTGGTATCTCTTTTCGTGTAACTTTAAATTCTTTTAAATCTTTTTCGGTCG